CGCAGTACGAGCAACCCGTAGCGAGCTTTTTGTTTCCAGACTTCCCATCGTCCACGGGCTCGTGACAGAAGGACGGAGGTTCTGGAAGCTCCACCACCTTTTTTACGTGGCGTACTCGCTCTGCAATGTCATAACTAATCACAGAGTGAACAGGAGCCTGTGTGTCTTCCTCATCATACTCAAGGTAACACAGGTGACCGTTCTGCTTGTCAATCGCAATCCACCCGTACTTAGTGTCGCCCTCAGAGTGAGCGTAGGCTTTTAACTGAGCCACATATCCAAAGGGGTCGTCAAAAGCAAGCGTAGCGTCCTTGAACTTCTTGAAGCCGTAGGTTGAAGTTGACTTCACGTCAACCAGTCGACCATCAATACGGGCATCCATAGAGCCCTTGACGCCCTCGACCTCACAAAGTTTCTGTTCGTCTTCTACGGTATGTCCTGCCATACGAGTCAAGAACAGAATCAGTTCTTCAATCATATGTCCGTACATGAACTTGATGTAGTTATGCGGCTTCATCTTCTCTTGCGAGTATTTGTTCGCAGAGTACCAAAGCTGACGATCATCCTTACCAATGGCAGACAAGCGGAGCTTACGACCATCACGCATGGATGGCTTGAACTCTTTTTTCATGAGGTTCTTCATAGCCTCGCCAAAGCGTTCAATCTCTGCATCTACGTCTACGTCCTTAGGAGTATTGCGGTTCTCCATCAGGGCGTAGATGTCGTCTACCAGTGTGTAAATTGATTTATCCATCATCTTCTTCCATCATACATTCGTTGATTACATTATGGCCTAGAAGATTAGCCGCTACATTGCAACGCTTAGATTGCCAGACGTAACGTTTTTCAATTAAGCGCACAAAGTCCGTCAGTTTTTGTACGTCTTCAGTGCCGATACTTAGCTCTGACAGGCGTTCCTCAAAGTCTTCTACTGTACAAATATCTTTAGCCATCTCTTTCTCCTAATGTTATTCTGGTAGTATACCACAATATGTTGTGGTCATCAATGTGTTTCTGCCCAATTAGCACCAATTTTGTATTCACCGTCAAGAGGACACTTGAGATCCAAGGCAATCCCTGCGGCCTTGATAGATTCGACCATCAAGTAGCCTACTTTGTCAGCTTGATTTTCTCTAGCCTCGATCTGGTACTCGTCGTGAATAGAACCAAGGAGCTTGTAGTCTAGCTTCCATTGAGGGGCGTACTGCTCAAAGATTTGTAGAGCTTTCTTCATAACAATAGCCCCTGCTGACTGAAGCAAGGTGTTCAAGGCAGAATGTTCACTTCTGATGTGAAGGCATCGTCCATCCAGTCCCCTAAGGTAGCCTCGCTGTGCGGCAATGGAGACTCTTTCTCTAAGCTCTGCAAGTGCGGGAGTATTGTCGAGAAAGCGTTGTCTAAGTCTCGCTCCAGTCCTCTGACTTCCATCCACAATAGAGCCGATCTTAGCGTCCCCTGCTCCATAGAGGAAGGCGTATATAAATGTCTTTGCTTGAGCCCGTGTAGACAAGCCTGCATTGACTTGATTTGTTGTATGAATATCTCCGTTGAGGATTTCATTAGTATACTCCTTATCGTTCATGAATGAGGCAAGCATCCTTAATTCCAACCCAGACGCATCCACACCTACAAGTTTATAACCGTCAGGGACAACCCAACAGGCACGACACTCTGCTCCGTATGGAGCCCCTACCGCAGGCACTTGAGCCATGTTCGGCTTACTATGTGTCATTCGTCCTGTGACTGCACCACAGGCGTTGACCTGTCCATGCACTCGACCGTCATCCTCGATTGCGTCAAGCCACGATTGGACTTGTGCGATCCTCTTCTGCACCATGAGATACTCCGCAATAAGTTGAGCCTCAGGTATATCAGTAACAGTCTCCAATGTCTTTTCGTCAACAATAGCCTGACCAGTCTCCGTAAACTTCTCTGGCTTCCAACCAAAGAGCCTAAGATACCTCCCGATCTGCTGACGTGAGCCTAGGTTAAACTCAGGCCAATCAATGCGAGAGAAGGGGCCTCCTACTTGCGTCCAGTTGTCGCCAAGGAACTTAAGGCCAACTGTTGATAGACCTCCATCTTTTTTGAACTTGGGTACGATCTCTTTAACGAACGTAGGTAAAGGCGTAAACGCTTTGTGCACTTGTTCTTCAATTTCATTCTGCTTCTCCTGTAGCTGTGCAATTAAGTCTGTGGCTTTCCTTTCGTCAAGCAACCATCCGTTGCGGATTTGCTTACTAATTGCACGTTGTACGTCGTGCTCAAGATCAATGCTGTTATCTCCAAACTCACTAAGAAGCCCACTGAGTTTCTCGTATAGTCGTTGAGTAACGCTAACGTCTTGCTTACAATACTCCACCATTTCTGGCGTAAGCGCAGACCAATCATGATAGTCTCCTTTTGGAAAGTTCAATCGTTGCCCCCAAGCATCCAGTGAGTGACCACCTTCAAGGTTGGGATTGTATAAACGTGACATCACTAAGGTGTCGGTTATTTTGCAATCTATCGACACATCCAACAAACGCTCAACGACAGGAACGTCATATCGGATAATATTGTGTCCAATAACCTCTGTCACGCCCTCCATTAGACATTCCCATGTCTGTTTATCTGGCATCTCAATCGTAATCATCTCGTCACCTTTGATAGCACATATGCACCAGATGACGGACGGATTAAGACCGTTTGTTTCAATGTCGAAAACTAATTGCATTAGAACTCCTCTATGTTATTTGCCTCGTGCACTTCTGGCTTCTCTCCACGCTCAACTCGACCAGTCAAGACGTTATAGTACAACCAACCGGCAGAGCCTGTGATGCCTGTACGACGACACTTAACGACCTGCACCTGTGTACTGTTCCGTGCATACTCATCCTCTGCCATCTTGTCACGACTGAGAAGAATCGTGTTGAATGCAATCTGGTTGATTGATCCTGAACCCTTCAGGTCGTACTCGTTGACATTGTGTGGATTCGTCAAGCTAGGCTTCCTCATGTGACTGACGACAATGACAGACACATCAGTCTCTTTAGCGAGCTTAAGCAAACGATCCATGAACTCGTCAATGGTCTCGTTACTGTTGCTCGTCACAGCGGCCTGTAACGGATCAATAATCAACACGTCACATCCGTTACCTTTAACCATCGCCCGGAGCTTCAGGAACAGTTCATCCGTGTCCACTGCACCGTTATGGTCAAGTAACAAGATACGGCCATCTGTAATCAGATCAGAATGTAACCTGTCAAAGTCTATGTTCTTGCGATCCTCAAGCGACAGATTGTGTCCTGTGTGAATCGTCAAGAGGTTCTCGACAGCCTCACCGTTGGATGCCTCCAAGAATGCACATCCAATGGTCTTACTGGTATTCTTCCAGAAGTGGTATGCGATCTCGTTGACCATAGTGGTCTTACCAACAGACGTCAAAGCACCGATGACGGTGATCTCTCCTGCGGCAATCCCACCATTGAGCATGGAGTTCAACATACCAAATGACTCAGGGAACGGAATGATCTCCTCAGTCCCACGTTTGATAAAGTCACCCCAAGCGTCCTCAAGGGTAATCACACCTGTCATACGGTACTGCTTGGCTTCCCACCATTGAGCGGTGAAAGCCCTGACCTTATTCTCCTTGAGATAGTCAGAAGCATCCTTGTAGTCCGTCAAGTTGACGATCTTGGCTTTGTTAGGGCTGAGGATCTGTGCGCACTTCTCAGCCGCATCACGGCCTGCTACGTCAGCGTCAAAGCAGATCACAACATTCTCAAAACCCTCAAGCCACTCTAGGTTCTGCTTGAAGTCCTTAACTGCGCCACCGGCACCCTTGGACACTGAGACCACAGGATAGCGTGACCCTAGCATCTCAAAGGCGGCCAGTGCGTCAAGCTCTCCCTCAACGACTGTGACGTAGCGACCACCAGTGTTAAACAACTGCTGACCGAATAGGACATTGGAGCGCATATCTCCACGAGTGCTGAACTCCTTAGTCGCCACGGTGCGAACCTTGGAGCCTACGAGCTTCCCGTCTTTGTCGTAGTACGGATAGTATTGCTTTGTATCGTCACACGTTACCCCGTACTTTTTCACTGTGTCCAGTGCGATACGTCGATCCGTGAGTGCCCGTGGTGATCCGTACATCTCCACTGGTTTTGTATATGTGACAACGTTAGTGGCTTCCACTCCGTCGACCTCCTTAAAGTGTGTATGACACGAAAAACAGTAACCGTGGCCGTCTGAGTAAGTGGCGAGAGCATCACTGCTCCCGCACTTTTCGCACTCAGCGTGACCGACGAACTCAGAACTCTCCGTCGTCATCACCAACGGCTACCTCCCCTTTCTCGACCACACGAACAGCCTGTAGGTACGGTGCGACACCGTGTACAGGGTGAGGGTTGCCAAGGTTGTACTTGATACGCACCTTGTCACCGTAGCGAACAGAGGATTTGCTGACTGGCTCACCGTCATTGTCAATGACAGGGAAGTCCTCAAACTTGGTAGCGAACTTACGTTGCGCTTGGTTCTTGTACATTTTGATCTTGATGCCTTCCTGCTCAAGCTTCTCAGCTTCAGTGTCATCAAGGACTAAGACAAGTGAATACTTGCCAGTTGATTGGCCGTTGTAGACCTCGTGTGCGTCCAAGTTAGCGAACGCGACGGTACCATTTACTACTGACATTATCTGACCTCCTTAGGTTCAGGTGTTGCGATGCGGATGTCTTGCAGAGCCGCACCTATTTCCAAAAGATGCTTGCCTGACAGTTCAGACAGACAAACATCATATTGCGGTTCAGGATCTTCAATCTGGTCAAAGACCCTGTTCCGTAATTCCATAATCAAAATGCTAGTTGAGATATTCGGTAACAGCATTACGATACTCCTTGTATTCCAAAGAATACTTAAGTTGTTTCTTTATGTTTAACTTCTTAATCCTACTCCGTAGGTTCTTTTGAAGCTTTTTCCTTGTCCTTAAACCTGTCATTATAATTGTCCTCGATCTTAAAGTCAATCTCTTTTTGCGCTTCACGCATGGAACCGTAGCACCTAGAGCATAGATCGTAATACTCACCTGTCTCCAAGTTTTTCCATGTCGATTCATAGTCGTCAAGTTCAACGTTACAAGCTCTGCATCTCATTTTTAAATCCTCGTTTGATGAAAGGGTAGATGTGGTTTACGACCACAAGGTAAATTCCTAAGGCTACAAAGGTAGCGACTATGACCAGTAAAAAGAACATAGCCGTCACCCCGTCCTCGTATTGTCGTTGCCCTAGCGAATGCTCAAGATGATCCAACGGATAAGCCCTCCAACCATCATTGAAACACCAATAACAAAAATCATCAGTAACGCTATATCCTCAAAAGTTATCGTTTCCATGCTTTGATTGCCTCCTCTAGACGACGATCATGTAAAGAGCCCGTAGGGGCCCTTGAAAGCTCCTCAGAGCGACGTTTGTAATATTCTGATAGTGACCTATTACCTTGCCAATCGAACTCCTCAGAGAGGAATTGACACCATCGACTAGCGGACTCAAAAGTGAGCCCTCCAGTCAACAGATCACGCTCTACAGGTGGTACCTTGTTCACCTAGTGACCCTCCAGTTTCCAAAATAGACGTCAACGTCTGCCTCTGTCTCAATCCAGACCTTCGCACCGCATGAGAGCGGCTTGTCGGGGCTGTAGACAAGTTCAGAGTCGCCCTTGATGACGACACGCTCGCCTTTGAGGTTCTCTTTGTAGGTCTTGACGGTGAAGACCGGAAGATCCTCACCTTTACTGTTAGCACGGATGTTGTGCTGATTAACATGAATACGTTTTAGCATCATATTGCTCCTGTTCATAACGAGCCTCGCCCTCTGCATCGGCTCTCTGTTGCGCTTGATATTCGTCCCAAGCCTCGTCAGCCGTCGAGCCGGTGATCGTCTCGTAGACGTCAAACCAGACAGCATCAGTCTGCTTCTGTTGAGTGATCGCAAAGATCACCTCCTCAATGACCCACTGAAGC